CTAAAAAGGTTATGAAATGGATAGTTATTCATAATGACCATGAAAACGGAAGAGATTCAGACTATTCATATACCAGTGCATTAACGGATAAAGATTTTTATGTATTAATAAAACCTAGCAAGTTTCACTCAGGTCGCGAGTGTTTTAATCCAAGTACAGACATAAAAGCGGCGTGGGATGTTATGAAGAAAATGCGAAACGAAACATTTTATGTTAGAGAGAAATTTATGGAAAATTTACAAATGGTTGTTAGTAGAAGGACTTGTCCAGAAACAGATTGGCTGATAATGTGGCATGGTGTAATGTGGCATATGGAACCTATTGATATTTGCAAGGCTGGCTTGCTTGCAATGATCGATTAAAACTGAATAAGGGGGAATATATTTTGGGGCGTGACAATTATTTAAGATTAGAAAATAGGATTAAGTTTCTTGAAGAGCAAAACAGGCATTTACTAAGTATGCTTGCAAGGTATGAATTAATTCGTCCCATTCAAGTCGTTGTTGATATTAAAGACGCAGAAAAATTGTGTGAAATAAAAAGACAAATGGACAGATGATTCGCGGGGAGGGGTGTGGGTGATTGATGTACAAAGGCAAAACAAAGAAGCGTTGAGGCTGATACTTAACTACGGCGAAATGCGAAAGGCTTATATAGACGCTACAGCGGCCTACAGTGAAATAGCGGCTACTGCATATACCGGAATGCCACACGGAAGCGGTACAAGCAATCCTACGATGAATAAGGCGGTAAAGCTAACTGATATTGATGCGTTAAAGGACAAGCTTATGGTAGTCGAGAGCATGGAGAAGACGTTGAGCGAAAAGAAAAGGGCTTTCCTGGACTTTCGGCGCAGGGCGGAGGTGGTAGAAACAAAAGGAGTCGGCAGGCCGCCGTGGGTTGATTATGTACAGGCTAGATATGGGATGTGGCATGAAGAGCGTTATGGAGTTGCGTTTGTTCCGTCGAGAAGGGCTATGATAACATGGATGAATGATATCGTCGATGTTACGGTTAGAATTGGGATAAAAATAGGGGTTTTATAGATAAAAAATAATATAGTGCAGCGCCAAAACCCAGTAAATCCGTGATATTATGATAATGTAGGAGTTGCGCGAGAGGGCGTAGCTCCTTTCTCTATTAAAGGGAGATGCAAGCATGACAAGCGTACAAATATTAAACGCCAATGAAACGATAACAGTAGAGTTCCCTGATGATATAAGCCATGAGGAAATACGTCATATAGCCGCAGAAGAGGCCAAGGCGTGGAGATTAGAGCATCCAGGCAAGAAGATAGCAAGGATAGAGGTTACGCACGATGTAGGCGGTTTTGTGAATGTGAGGACGGTTGAGCGAAGTCCGATAAAGAGATTACGGCGCATAACAGGATATTTGTCAAATTTAGACAATTTTAACGATGCTAAGAGAGATGAGCTTTCTGAGAGGAAGGCGCATGTATGACAACATTTGCTTATGTGTTTGTTCAACCGCATCATCCTACTTTTATTAAAAGCACTTCCGATCCAATTGCAGTGCCGGGAATCGTGTTTTTTGGGATAACTATTATTGCTATTTGCATTGTGTGTTTTTTAATTTATAAAGCGGTGATCAACAGGTGAATGTATGCAGTTATCATGTAAAGAATAACGACAAAGAAAAACTCATCAATTGCGGCACATGTACGCATTATGATATGCGCAAGTCAAAGTGCAATATAGAGCAGACAATCAAAGGGGAGGTGAAGAAATGGAATTAAATGATTTGCTAAGCGGAAAAGGGTTTCAGATTCCTGTTAGTCTGGTACCGAACAAAGATGACATTGCAAAGATTGCAAAGGCTACTAGTGAGCACCAGTTGGCATTAGCTCAGATTGAATTGGATAGGCCAAACAAAACGCCGTCAGAGTACCATATGGCTATTTCAGAGCAGTATGACGCTTATTATGCCAAGATTACAGCAAAGCCACCACTGCCGGTTATGCCGGTTGATTGTGAAGGATGTGGACACGCAATGAACATCGTCAGTAATGATGGAATCGCGGTAGGTAAGCAGTGTAGCAATCAGGCGTGTTTGAAGACGTACACGTACAATGTGGCTGATTTTAGGAAGGAATAGGAGGTGGTCGGCGTGGGTAACTGCGCTGATTAAACGGTGGTGATATAAAAGCATGATGCCGACTTATGACGGACATCAATTCGGTTAAATATAGCTGCTTGCTGCGTGACACTATATACTCAACTGACGGGCGAGCGGCTGCCCCCATACCCACTCTATAGGGCGCTGGTTTAGGCTGGCGCTCTACTCCCCAAAAAGAAAAACCGCCCTACTGGACGGTTGTGATGATTCGTTGATTGAACCATTCTTTTTCAGTTAGTGTTTCTTCTTGCAGTGTGTGGTTATACAAAATAACTTCATGGCTTGATCCGTTTTCTGGGTTTGTTCCAATATATTCATATAAAAATGTTCTTCCTAATTTGTCAGTGGCGTTAAACATTTGATTTGCTTTCATTCTTATCACTCCTTATTTTAACTATGAATTGCTTGACTTGTTCGTGCTCTTCGTCAGTGAGGAAATATTTACGCTGTTTGCGGCCTGTTGGTGGTCTGCCTGCGCCTTCTCTTTTGCCGCCTCTCATTGCCAATATCTCTTTGATCTTTTGAATATGTCGAAAGGATAGTTTAACAATTTAAACGCTTTGCTAAACTGCTTTTTTCTACGCGTATTGCGACAAAAAATCATTGGCAAATTTCTCCTTGTGCATGGTTGTTTATTTTATCAATAAACCATTCTACAGACATACCGTTTCTTGACGTTCTCATCTGTGAAAAGCATTTTATGGCGAGTTCGTTTGCTTCGCTCCATTCATATCCTTTGTTCGCTATCATTTTTGTTGCTTTAATCATGTTGTTGTATGTTATCCGCTTCATTTTGCAATCACTCCGTTTCGTTTATTTGATCTAATAGTATCACTAGTTTGTTTGAATTGCAATACCTATATTCAAATTATTTTTAACATTGTAAAACAGGCAATTACTCGTTGGTCGCAACAACGTTACGGCTTTACCACCTTGGCTGTATTTGGTAATTGTTTGTTTTATGTGGTTAAAGGATGTGAGAAGATGCGATTTTTGGATGCTGGCAAGTTGAAGTGGATAATGGGGATAACGCCTGATAATTGTGTGTCGAGAGATCTTATTGATTGGGCTGTTATGGAAAAAGATGATATAAAAGTGCAGCGAATATTAGATGTTGCGCAGAAAATTGAGCAGAGATATAGATTGGCGCATGGATTGCCAAATATGGGCGTGTAGATATGGTTGTTGATATTGAGTCGAGAAGAAAAGAACGAACATTGACCGGAAACGCAATGTGTTTAGGATGTAAGCATAAATGGGAAGCTGTTGCTCCTGTTGGAACAGTGACGCTTAAATGCCCAGAATGTGACACAAATAGAGGCGTGTTTATTAATTTGGTTGATGAAGGTGAAATGCACAGGTGGAATTGCAATTGTGGCAATGATTTGTTTTATATAAGCCCTGAGCGGATATATTGCCCTGTGTGCGGATTACAGCAAAGTTTTTGATGGAAGGTGATAGTATGGCTAGACCTAATAAGTGGGATGAATTGGATATGCCTAGTAAGCTTGATAGCGTCAAAGGATGGGCTATGAATGGTTCCACAGACCAAGATATCTCTGATATGCTAGGAATTTCTACCACTTTATTATATGAGTGGAAAAAGGATAAACCGGAGTTTGCTGAGGCTATAAAAAAGGGAAAGATGGTTTCTAATGGAGAGCTGTTAAATAGTGCATTTACGCAGTCTGTTGGTTTTTTCTATAAAGAGCAGATCCCGGTAAGAGTAAAGGATTATAAGTTAATAGAAGGTCAATTGAAACAGATTGAGCGTGTTGAAGTGGTCGAAGTAGATAAGTATAATCCTCCTAATCCAACGATGAATATATTCATGTTGAAAAACAGGTTGCCAGAAGAGTATAAGGATAAACAACAAACAGAGTTGACCGGCAAAGATGGCGGCGATTTGACGATCAATGTGAATATTGTGGATGGTGACTGATGGAGCAGATAGCGTTAGCAATATTTGGCGTAACTGCCATATGGTTAAGCCAAGATAAAGATGAGAAAAGACGCAAATATGCTCCTGTTCTTGGTTTGTGTGGACAGCCGTTTTGGTTTTATACGGCTTATATAAACCAGCAATGGGGTATTTTTGTTTTGTGTATCTTTTATACTTTTAGCTGGTACAAGGGAGTAAAAACGTACTGGTTAAGGTGATGATTTCTAAGGTTCGATAATGTAAGATTATCGGAAGTTGAGAGGTAAAATATGGATATTTTGTGGCAATGTGTTTTAATATCGATTGTAATTTTTGTCTTTGCTTTTGTTGCAGCGTTGATTGTCAACAAAGAAGAGTATGATGCTAACAAGAGAGAAAAAGAACAACCTGACTGCAAAATTATTGACTTATATTGTCCTTGTTGCTGTGAAAAGATTGCCGAAAAAGCTGATACGTTTAAAACAAGAATTGGAGCAGACTTTTTTTGCATGTGATCATTGCGGCTTTACAAATGTATTTTTAGCGTTTAGTAGGATGCCAATTAGCAAGTGACTATAACTACTAAATATGCTCAAAAACCAGCGATGTAGTAATTTCAAGTGTTTGCGGGTGATTTTTGGGACACGAACGTCCCGAAAAAGTTCAAAAACGAGACGTTGATGTCCCGCGATTGTGAGGTGATTGAATGTATAAGCGGCTTCAATTAATTAGCAAATATGGCGAGGTGGTGTCAGACCAAACAACAGCGTTTAATGATGCGTTGACTGACGAGGGATACAGGTTCCCGGCACACAAAGCAGGGGCGAGGATGTTTGATGCAATACAATTCCCGCATGAAATGATTGATTCTGATATTGGTAAAATGACAAGGCTGTCTAAGATGATGATAGGCGATACAAACGCCCTTGGTTATCGAAGTGGCAAGAAGATTTACCCATACACCGAAAGCGGAATTTGTGAGCTTGTAGGGCTTTCTGGTAAGCGTGGCAGGCAGTTTATACAGCGCATGGAACGATTGCGAATGATGAAGAAGAAGCCAATGCAGGATGGTGATGTGTATTACGTCATTAATCCTGCTTATTTTATGGCTGCTGGTAAGCGTTTGACGTGCGCGTTGTTCTTAGAGTTTCAACAGGAGTTAGCGCCGTTGTTGCCTGGTTATGTGCTTGCGTGGTTTCTGAGACAAGCAAAAGAAATGCAGTGAAGCATAGGGGAGATGCAATGGACAAGTCGTACGACGATTACATAAAAGAATTAAGCGAAGGCATTAGCCAGCGCGGATGGACTTGGTATAAATTTGCTGAGTGGACAGTTGAGGTAACGCGTTATTTTATTATGCGCAATAAGATGTTGGAAGAACAGTTGAAGATTGATAATCCGGGAGATTATGAGGCGTTGATAAACCAAATAAACACTTTGGCAAAACAAAAAGCTATTGCGCCTCGTAAGCTGTAGCGGTGTATAGCGATGGCGATTAACCTAAACATAAGCAAAAAAGTGTTTAACCCTGTTTATTATGATTATCTTGGCTATGTTGCTCCATTGGAGATATATTATGGCGGTAGTAGCTCTGGCAAGTCCGTATTCCTTTCTGATCGCTGTGTTTTGGACATGCTTAAAGGAGGTCACAATTACCTCATATTGCGCAAGGTAGCCAATACTGTAAGGCGTAGCGTGTTCAATGAGATAAGCAAGTCAATAAGCAAATTCAAAGTATCGCAGTTCTTTAACATCAATAAAACAGACATGATTATCACCTGTCAGAATGGCTATCAAATACTGTTTGGCGGAATGGATGACTCAGAGAAGATTAAGTCGATTACTCCAGCCAAGGGTGTCATCACGGATTGTTGGTATGAAGAGTCCACAGAGGCTGATTATGAGGACGTACAGCAACTAGACAAGCGCCTGAGAGGCCAGAGTAAGGTTAAGAAGCGTATTGTATTAAGCTTTAACCCTATCTATCAAACGCATTGGATTTACTCGAATTACTTCGCTGGTAAGTGGTCGGATGATAGCAAGCATTACAAAGATGCTGAGTTGTCCATATTAAAGACCACGTACAAAGATAATATGTTTCTCACTCCTGACGATGTGCAGCGGTTGGAGAATACCAAGGACAAGTACTACCGGGACGTTTATCTTGATGGTAAATGGGGTGTGCTTGGAAAGGTTATATTTGCAAACTGGCGCACAGAAGATTTAACGGAGAAGCGTAAAACAGTATCGACATTTCATAATGGGCTTGACTTCGGCTATAGCTCAGATCCCGCAGCGCCAACGCACCTGCACTATGACAGGGAGCGTATGACGCTTTATTTATTTGATGCCAAGTATTGCTATGAAATGACGAATGATTTACTAGCTGCTGAGATAAAAAACATGATCGGCAGACAGGTTATAACATGCGATTGCGCAGAGCCTAAATCGATACAGGAGCTACGCCAGCATGGTGTTACAGCTATAGCCTGCAAGAAGGGAAAAGACAGCGTTAATTTCGGCATACAGTGGCTGCAAAAGCTGCAAATCGTCATTCACCACACGCTGAGAGAAGCGATAAACGAGTTCACTATATACAAATGGCGTGAGGACAAAGATGGCAACGCCTTACCGGAACCGGTAGACAAAAACAATCACATTATTGACAGCATCCGGTACGCTCTAGAACAAGAAATGGCGTATGTAGAGAAGCAGAAAATCAATCAAAGAATACCAATGGCGGGGGCGATGTAGTTTTGTTGGGAGTAATAAAAAAAGAATGGGAAGACAAACTTGAAGCCTCTTTAAATGAATTAGTTAATCGCAGAGAAATAGTTGAAAACTATATTGCGCTTGTTAACGACATTAGCTTTGCGTTTGTGTCTAAAAACAAGTATGGTCATGACAACATATGGGTGTTTTCGTCTTGCCATGGAGATATAGAAATAAAGTACACTGACACAATAGACAGCAATGAAATTTTGTTAGTAAAAAAAGAGAGCGACTTGCATCTAATAAGCGATAAAACTAGAAGCATGGCGCTGACAAGGGTTTCAGAATTAGCGTGTAAGATTTATCAATGTGGAGAATCGTTTGAAACAAGAGACGAATTGCGCCCGTTGTTAAAGCTTCTTGGATTTAAAATTGACGATTAAGGAGGTGACAAGTTGAAGTTAAGCAAAGCCACATCAGATATGGTTGTTGCCAAGCTGAATCAAGATATTGATGATGCAAACAGCTTTTATGAAGAGGGAAGAGAGCCGCACGTAATCGAGCAATACCAAATCTACAATGCAGAAAAAGCTTTCTATGACAAGATGTTTCCTGTTCTGTCAAAGAAGTCTAGTCTAACTGACTGCTCAGTCGCAGACACAATAGAATGGACAATGCCTGCACTAATGAAGATGTTTACTGCCTCTGAAGATGTAATCACTATAACGGGCGTAACAGTTGAAGACGATGAACCGGCAGAAAAGATGCAGCAGCTTATCAACTATCAGCTACAGCGCAAAAACAAGTTCTTCGGAATAATGTATCAATGGTTTAAAGACGCGCTGATAACCAACCTTGGCGTTATAAAGTGCTATTGGGATAGAGATGAGCGCATAGTCAGGCAACAGGTTCAATTAAGCCCAGACGCACTGATTGAGTTTGAAGCACAACCAAAGGTGAAGATAGTCGATATACAGCCTGATATGGTCACAGGAACGCTTATTGTTGAGTTTGACGGGCCAAAGGTAGTAAAGAATCAACCTGTTATCGAAAACATCTTACATAGCGAATTCCGGTACTCTTCAGATGCTAACAACCTTGATGATGCAGATTTTGTTGCACATCGTAAGATTGTTAGCATTGATTATTTACGCAAGAAAGCAAAAGACGGACTGTATGATAAGCAAGCGGTAAGGGAGGTAGCTGAAAAGGCAAAAGACCCTGACTATACAACGCTTGACTACGAGAATAACCCACATCTTGACGAACAGAAGCAACAGACAGATCGCGGAAGAATGAAAACAGAACTATATGAGTGCTATGTTAAAATGGCGCTTGATGATGACCCGGAAGAAGAGTTAAAAGATTATATCGTAACCATGTGTCAGGATGTTATCTTGCGTATTGAAGAAAATCATTACGGAAGGCATCCTTTTTTTGTTATCTCTCCTATACTTGATCCGCACAAGGTTTTCCCCGAGCATGGGTTTGTTGACCTTATAGGGCCACTACAGCACCTTAAAACGGCTATGATTAAGCAGATTACGCATAACATAGCAATCAGCAATAATCCGCAAATGGCGGTCAACATGGCGATGCTGGTAGACATTAATGATGTTCTCGAAGGCAGGCAGCTTGTTCGTACTAATGGAGCAATAGCAGAGGCTATACAGCCTATAGCAAGGCCGCAGCTTCAGCCGTGGACGTTTAGTATGCTTGACTATGTAGACCAACAGAGAGCAAGCAGAACAGGCATTACGCCATATAATCAAGGTGTAGACCAGAATGGCCTAAACAAGACCGCTACAGGCGTAAACCTCATACAACAGGCTGCAAATCAACGCATAGAGTTAATAGCTCGCATATTCAGCGAGACAGGATTAAATCAGTTGTTCCGATTCCTTATTGAGCTAAACCAGAAGTTCATTGACCAGGAGCAAGTGCTGCGGCTTACCAATGAAACGCTGACAATACGTCCTGATGATTTACGAGGCGAGTTTGACTTGGTTGTCAATGCTGGCATGGGTAATGGAACGAAAGAATCTGCAATGATGCAGGCGCAACAGTTAGGCGCTGTAGTAGAGAAACTTGCAGCAGTTGGACTTGCTGGGCCAGAACAGTTCTACAACGCCGGGAAAAAGATGCTTGAAACCATCGGCGAGAAAAATGTTGATGCTTATATTATTAGCCCAGAACAACAAGCGCAGCAACAGAAGCCGCCAGAAGGGCCGCAAGCAAGAGAATCTATCAGTGTTAAGTTTGAGCAATTGCCTATTAACGCAAAGGTTCAAATGCTCACCATGTTAGGGTTGCAGGTAACACCAGAAGACTTCATGCAACAGATGCAACTAGACGCACAGAATAAGGCCATAGAAGCCGAAATAGATGCTAAGGCTAAACAGTCTACAGAGGCACATAAAACAGCCATAAACGCTTTAGGAAGCGTAGCAGAGCACCACATGAAAGGAGGCGCTAATGGACAAGGAACGCAGGTTAATGGAATTGGAGCAGGAAGTCAAGCAGTCGGAAATATGCAAAGAGTTCCGGGCGGTATTTGATAAGTGGGCAACAGAAAAGAAATCAACACTTGTCGATAAGCTGTGCATAACAAAAGATGTTAACGAAATGGCTGTTATTCGCGGCGAAATCCTTGGAATAGTTAGCTTGCAGCAGTTTTTGGTTGGCGCAATAGAAAACTCCAAGGTTGCAAAGGCTGAATTGAAGGAGATGCAACAAGGTTGAAGACATTCACAGTCGTTCTAAAAGATACAAGGTCATTCGATATAACGGCAACAGATGCGTATGCTGACAACGGCATACTTTTTTTGTGTGATGAATCATCCGATACAGTGGCTACATTCTCCGTTGATCTTCTTGCTTATGCCACTTCAAAGGAGGTGAATTGATGTCGTTAACGGGCATTGTTAAAGAGTTTGATGTTAATAAGGGATATGGTTATATTGTTGCCCCTGACACGCAAGAAGCAGGGAAAATGAACCGATATTTTGTGCATTTCAGCGCATTTCAAGACAACGGTGTTGCCGCGCTTAATCCCGGAACAGAAGTTAGGTTTACACACGGCACAGGGCCGCGAGGATTGCAAGCAAGTATGGTCTATAAGGTTTAATTAGCAACACTGTTTTACTTACTGCATAACGGCCTAAAAGCCTTGACATAGATTAGCAAAAATAAAGGATGTGTTTTTATGAACCAAGCTGAAAAGCAGTTCATTTCTATTGATTTACAATTATTCGCCGATGAAGGTGCAACCGACACGGACACCACGCAAAACGTTGGCGCAGAGTTTGCAAAAGCAAGTTGGGAAGAAAAAGCCCAGATGCTACGCAGTGCAATTGACCAGGAAGAACAAGAAGAACAGCAAGATTCTGATAGCGAAGCTGCTGAAACTGAACAACCGGAAACGGACTCAGAGGAAGAGGCCAAACCAACAGAGCCAACATACAAAATTAAAGTAGGCGGCGAAGAAAAAGATGTGCCGCTATCTGAATTAATCAAAATGGCACAGCAGGGCGAAGATTATACCCGCAAAACTCAGGCGGTAAGCCAAGAACGTAAAGAACTTGATGAAATGAAAGCCAAGCTTGAAATGCTGGCATCTCAGACTCAGCCAAAGATTGACCCGTTGGTAGAGGCGAATAGAGAGATTGAGACATTTAGGCAAGAGTTTCTTCGAGTAACAGGTCAAGAGTACAACGAGTGGGATATGGCACATCAAGCGATATTCCTTGACTACAAACAGCAAGGGGCCTATCACAAAGCGCAACAGCAGCAACTGACAACAGTCACTAATAACATCAGGCAAACCGTACAGGCACAACCTGAGATATTAGCGGACTTTGACAATGCAATGTATGCGCTTTTAAATTCCGGGGAAGCAGGTAGAGCAGAGTTTGATAAGGTCTACCAAGCCAAGGCAAGGACGCTACACGGCACGCCAACGGTAGATGACATTAATCTTGTCGATTCGTTCTATCAAAAAGTACAAGCATTAAAAGCAGTTCCGGCAAAGCCGGTTCCTAAGGTAGTACCACAACAAAAACAAACCCCTCCCAAAGTTGAACGAGCAGGGGCCGTTGAGTTAGAAGACAGCAAACCTACGTTTAATAAAAAAACATGGGCAAGCGCCGATACTGACGGTCAAAAAGCAATGCTCCGCAAACTGCGAGAGAGTGGTCAAATTTAAGGAGTGAATTAACAATGGCACAGAAAAAGACTTATTCTGAAACAACTAATAGAGAATTTCTTTCCGACATGATCACCAATATTTCCCCTTATGACACACCCATCCATAGCATGATCGGCAAGCAAAGCGTAGGATCAACAAAACCGGAATGGCCTGAAGATGTTCTTCGTTCTCCTGGCAGCAACAAACACGTTGAAGGCGCTTCTGACGTGGCTGCTCTTGGCACTCCGACTAATCGTAGCCGCTTGTACAATTACACGCAGATATTCAAAGAAGGCTATGAAGTATCCGAAACTCAGCAGGAAGTTGACAAGGCTGGCGTATCTGATGAGCTTGATTACAATATGTTGAAGGCTATGAAGACAATTGCGCAGGACGTTGAATACATGTACATGAATAGCACCGCTGCTGTGGTTGGCGATGCTTCAACTGCGCGTGAATCTGGCGGTCTTCAAGCTTCTATTACTACTAACGTTTTTGCTAATGGCGGGACAACTCGCTTTATTACCGAGCAATTGTTAAACGATGGGTTGCAGGCTGCTTGGGCTGCTGGCGGCGATGCCCTTGATATTATCTGCTCCGGTTCGAACAAACGGCGCTTGTCTGGTTTTACTGCTGGCAATACAAAGCAGGTTGATGCTAAAGACAAAAAACTCATTGCTACGGTTGCCGTGTATGAATCCGACTTTGGATTAGCTAAGTTTAAAGCTTCTCGTTACATGCCTGACACATTAATTTTCGGACTTGACAAAGAGTATTTGAAATGCGGATACCTCCGTAATTTCAAGCGCAAAGTCCTTCCTGATACCAACGATTCTAAGTCTGAAATCATCAAAGGTGAACTGTGCTTGATTACCAGAGCAGAAAAAGCTCACTTCATCATCAAAGATTTGAAAGTAGTATAACAACACTGGCGTGGGCTACGGTTCACGCCTTTGATTTATATTTGGAGGTGTAGAATTTGTATAATCCGGTAACACAACATCACGGAACAGCGTCAACGACAAGCACGCCTGACTTTAGCGTTGTAGGAACTCCTGCACAAGCGGCAATGGCTGGCGATATGGTCTTTTCTATTTCCCCGGCAACAGTGAATAAAACAGCGTTTTCAACTGCCAGAACGCGAACAGTGCGCATTGAAATGAAAACAGCGTCAGGCGTTCTGCATGATTGGTATAACGGTACACTTACTATTGCCATTGCTGATACATCAAGCGCAGGTACTGCTACTATAGCTAGCACATCGCTTGCAATGGTTAATGGCGTAGCGATTGCGACTGTATCTCTTTCTGCAAATGCATGGATAGCAACGGAAACAAATACGTTAACACTCAGCAATAAAACAGTAATGGGGTACACGGTAACAGGTGGAACAAGCGTAGAAACCATCGTTTAAGCAGGGAGGCGTAAAGCCTCCTTTTATTTTAAGGAGGGTTATTTATGTCAAATTTAAGGTGGAAAATATCACAGAAAAGCGGAGCAAATGCAGCGTTGGCAAGCACTGGATTACCGGCATTACCCAACCAGAGATATTGTGTTACTGCTATTCGGTTTTATATACAAGGGGCTAATATTGCGGCAGATAGTGCTGATAGAATCATGACAATAAAAGATGGCGATGATGTTGTTTGGGAGGCTGTTTTTGCTCCCGGACAATTGCGTGGTGGATCATTAAACTTTGCTCTTACGGCAGAATCACCTATGCAAATGTCTTACAACAAGGCTTTAACATTTAACTGTACGGCTGGCGGTGCTGGCTGCATTATCGGAATTAACGCAGTGGGGTTTATTGAATGAGGGAACAAATTTTACGAAAAATTGGCGATAACATTTCGCTACAAACTGTTTTTGATCCATCGTCTATATATCAACAAAACTATCAAGAAAAAATTGCTGGAAATAATGGCTGGACACCAGAAAAAAGCATGAAAAAGCTAATAGAGTACCCTGTAGATGACTTAGAAATGCTCATCACGGCAGGAGATTTAGACGCTTTTGCATTAAAACATGCCACAACTAAAGAAGTAGTGGCAGAATCTCTCAGAAACATAAAAAGAAAATATCCAGATCTATACAGATCATGGGGAGGGAGTTGAAATGCTATTTAGCAAGCTTTTCTTGTCTCTGCGCTATGTTTTAAAGGACATAGAAGGGACTGTTTTCTCTGATTATCAAATAGAAGAAGCTGTAAATTCGGTGCAAAATGCTATTGCCAATGCTTTGTCAGTATCAAATAGTGAATTGTTAACTACAACCGAAACAATAGCCCTTACGGCAGGAGTTGGCGATTTACCGTCAGACTTTCAATCAATCGTTACAGTGTTTAATGCAGGTAATAAGCCATTGACCTATCAGACAAAGAGCAAGCCTGTTGATGAATGGACGTACAGAATCAGAGACAGCAAGATATACACGACAAACAGCAGCGTAATTATCGACTATAAGAAGTCGTTAACACCTGCCGATTTAGCTGATTTAGCAGTAACAATGCCGCTTCCTGATTATTTCGCAGAAATGATTAAGCGGTATGTTTCGATGATGCTGGCAAACGGAATGAGTTCTCCGGACGCAGCTATGGTTCAAATGATTAGTGATGATGTTTATAGCTTGACAAGTGGTAGAGAGTATAGCGGGATAGAGATTACCCCGTCTTTTTCTTTTTAATTTACTTTTAAGGAGATGCAAATAACTTGGTAAACGACAAAATTATTCACCTAGTAGGAAGCCTATTATTTACCCTATTATCACCACAACCGGCAGAACAGGCCAGAGACACCTGCATCATCATCGGTGCAACAAAAGAGGTTGTATATGACAAAATGATGGGGCGCGGCGAAATGGACATACGCGACTTTGCTGCCGATTATATAGGAGCTCAGATTGGCTACCACATGCGCGGCGATAAGCACAAAAAGAAAAAGCCTAAGATGGAGATTGTAGGCCTGGACGGTAAGGTCATATAGGAGGTGACACATGTTAGTATCTGATGTTATCAACTTAGCCGCAAAGCGGATGGACTTGGATGTTGACGATTACGACAATCAAGTCATGATACTGCACATCAACAGCGGCATTGCAAGAATTAACAACGGAATGATAAAAGTGAATGATCCAGAGGTTATAAAGCAAATGACGATCACCGGAACAACAACAAAGCCGAGTGATTTTTTTGGTTTTATACCTCAAAAAAGCGCTTATCCTTTGATTGTGCAAGGTAATACAATCTCATTGGCATACGGAGCACCTCCAAGCGTGGTGTTTAAATATGCCACATCTAAGCCGCTTTTGACTGCAGTAAATCAAACTATACCGCTGCCTGACTACTGTATAGGCGAACTTGTGGATTATGTGTGCATAAGACTGCAGAATGACTTGGAATCAAATGTCACACAAGATATTACCCTTGCTACGTCTGACGAATCACTTCTCTTTTCCGCGAAGGGGGGCTAATAAATGCCCGTACAAAGCACAAAAACACCTGCACAGTTCACTATATCCATGCAGAATATTATGGGCGGTCTGTGTCTCATAGCGAATCCTGAGAGCATACCAGAGGGAACGCTCAGCCAGTTTGACAACTGGGAATATGGAACACTACTAAATCAGCCGCAGGTTTGTCCTGGTGTGGTTAGTCAGTACGATATGACGACTGATGCAGAAACACTCTTCTATGATGAAGTACATGACATTTGGTACTGTTCAACAGGCACCAGCTTGTACAGCACAGACCTTTCGACTAAAACCTTGCTAGGCACATTAACGGGGGCTTACAGGCCAATCTATGCGCTATACGACGATGTTGTGCTAGTGGCAAGTGGTGGACAAATACAAAAGATAACCAGCGGTACAACACTTGCAACTGTATCCGGTAGTCCTCTGTCGCACTGGGTAGCTCATAACAATGGCAGGGTTGAGGCAATCAATATTCTATCTGATGTGAAGAATTACAGCGCAATTGGCGATTATGCCGGATGGGTTAATAATCCATCTGACATATCAAGCAGCCAGTATGTAGAAGTAGGCTATAAGGATGCAAGTCAAATAGCTTGTACGATTAAGCTTGCTACTGACAGCATCGTGATTAAAACTAACGGTTCTGTATATCGAATACTTAACGAAAACAATTTTAGCAATATAGCTGTTGTACCGGCAGCTCAAAGGTCCGGTGCGCTCAATCACTACTCAGGCCTTGCTCTTATGAACAAGGCTTATTTTATTGGTCCAGAAGGGTTTAACAGCTTCAGCACAACGGATGCCTATGGTTCGGTTAGGGTGGATGATCCTGCACCTGGCTATATGATCAACGGATGGTATGTCGTTAACAACGCTAATAATGCACGTGTATGGCACGTAACTCCACGTAAACAGCTTTGGTGCAAGACAAGCAATCAAAACGAGATATTGATTTATCACTACGGCCTTAATGCGTGGAGCAAGCGGCAATTTCGGTATCCGATTAATGACGTTGTTGTCAAAGGTAGTGACGTTTATATCGCCTACGGAACAAAAATAGCCAAGCTTGTTGAAGATGTTGATACTGATGATGGGCAACAGTTTTTTGCTATCCTCAGCACAAAGCGGTACATTCCTACAAGCAAAAAGTATGTGATGAAACGGGTTAAATTTGTTACCTATAACTTCACCAATGGTAATTATGTGCTGAAGGTTGGCAACAAATATTTCCCCATCACCTTCAATTCAGTTGGAGATATAGCAGATACCGACTATGACATTGCAGATACAGACACCGACCCTGTAACTCCTTATGAGGAGTTTTCTGTTTTTAGGAAGAGAACACGCAAACGCAGTAGGGATATTCAAGTTGTATTAACGGTAAACGAAGGTCGCTTGGCTGTTCGAGATATAGTAGTCCTTGTTGTAGAAACAGGGCAATAAGGAGGTTAATAAATGAGTTGGAGCCAGGGATTTCCAAATTCTTTTAGCCCCACACAACAGACGCAAGAAGTATTGAAAAATACGGACAATGAAACAAAACGAATATACCAAATAATGAGTGAAGTTTTTGCAGCAGATGGGCATGCGCATACCGGAGATGGTAGCGATGGAGCGCCGATAGATTATACAAATATAACTAACGCCCCAGATTATGGAGACTATACTCTCTCTCCTAAATTTGCAGATATAATTACAAAATACCCTGTAATTGACGCTAGGGCGTATGGTGTTACGTGCGATGGTGTAACGGATGATACTGTTAAATTGCAAGAACTTTTAGACTTAGTTGGTGGAACACTTGCAGACTATCAAGCCGGTATATATAAAGGCGGAAAAATTCTTATCCCCGGAATATGCCGCATCACAGCACCGATATATATCGGACAAAACACTAAAATAGTCGGTCTTGGTTCAGTAAGTTTTAGGTCTTCGTTTTCGAACCCTCAACCAAGCGGATCGATAATTCTTTGCGATTTTACAAATACAGAACAGTATGCAGTAAACGTAGTTGGTTGGACGGTTGCGACAGGAAATAGAATATCTAGCTATTTTGTTTCAGGATCTGCTTTTGATGCCGGAACAGTAACATTTTGTGATAATGTCGAACTGGAAAATATTTCAATTTATACAACGCAGGACATTGCAATAGGGTTGCGAATTATAGGATCTAAAATAAAATTACAGAATGTTGGTTCTGTTGGATTTAGAAACGGTGTGGTTTTAAGTTCTTGCTATGGGGGTTCTGCCGATAATATTTTTGTCAGGGCTAAGCATTCTGGTTTTTCGCCGCTTGATTCTTGTAATGGGTTTAAATTAAGCAATAGTTATATAAGCAAAATAGGCAACTTAACAATGGATGCAAGCAACAAAATAATTGATCGGTGCGACAGCTTGGATGGCACTTTATATGCAAGAACTGGTATATATTCTTGCTACTCGCAGTCGATAATTTTTGATAATGTTATTACTGAGTTGTGGGATAGATATTACCGAATAACCCGCAATGATGCTTTAAAGATACAGTGTGCTTATATGGAAGGGACTGCAGCTACTGATTGTTTTGATATAACCCAGAGCACGTTCAACATTGATTCTTTTTGGGTTTTATGCAATACTTCTACAACTAATGTATTGCGCGACACAGGCGCATCTGTTGGCAAAATTAGCAATATAGCAAAGGTCAATACAGGTGGAACCCAATACGCTACCTTTGCTACAACGGCAGGGTTTAGTTCAATAGATGCTACCGCATGCAGCATACCTGAAACACAAAAACCTGCTACTGGCATAAAAATGTTTACGCATACAGACTTTTATGTCGACTCATCGATTGGACTAGATACCAATAGCGGAACGCAAAATTCCCCGTTTTTAACAATATCTAAAGCAATTAGCTCTGCTGTAGATGGTAGTACTGTTTATTTAAATTCGGGGCAATCATTTAATGTTGCTTCTATAATTGTTCCTGCTAATCGAAGAATAAATATTACAAAATACGGATCAGGAGCAAACCCGATTATAGTTGGAACTTTTCCTGGTAATCAAATGACAGGATTTAGGCTAAACCATAATTGCTCATTATATTTTTCTAGCGTAGAAATTCAAATACCTACATTTACCGCATCAGACACATCATATCGCAGTATTATAAAAGCAGAAGGGTCAAACATAAGTTTGGAATTTAAAAGCTGCTCAATTAAAATTGCTGCAAGTACAGCGTTGGTGCAAACAAACTATTCTGGGTTAGGTTCTGTAGTAATTAACTATCTTAGCAGCACAATAGACGGGATAAGTTCTAGCTACGGATATTTGGGGTTGCCTGTGTTTAGCTCGACAGGGAGATTAACTGTAAAAGATTTTTCCTATGGTTCAACAATTAACGCAACAATAAAAACAAACGGTTACGCAGGTGCGTATGTTGAACACTCGGATATTTTAACGTAATGGATAATTTACAACAATGGATAACCAAATACGAACAAGAAGCCGAGGAGTTTAATTTACTCCCCGGCTTTTCTATTTACTTCGAACCTGAAAAGGGCTTTTTCTGCTGGCACAAATTTAAGCACATATTCGAAATTGACCACACCTGCACTAATGACATTATGTGGGCGCACGACACCTGTATGAACATAGCAAGAGAAAAAGGCTGTACGCTTTTACGCACGGCAACTACACGCAATCCTGCAGTCTATATGCGACTTACAAAGGCAAAGCCAAATCTTCCTCTCAGCGGATTAAGGGCTAATGGAGAATTCTACTGGATTTTTGACAAGGAGGTAATATGATGCAAGGAAAACAAATATGGTCTGATTGTTCCGGATTGCCAGGAATGCGTCATGTACGGTTTAAAGGCGGTGGACAAACACAAACCACGACGCGCAATATTCCCGCGCAAACGGCACAAGAGGCCGCATTACAAACCGGATTGTTTAACTATGGCACATCCGGCCTTAACAATGCAACAAACTACCAGAATCAAGCAAATGCAACTCTAGGAAACACCATCAACCTTGATTGGAATAAAGCATATGGTGGCTATACAAACACCATGAACGGTGTAAACAGTGGATACAACAACCTAATGAGCGGCAATCTCCCTACTGCATACAGCGATGCCAGAAAAGCTACCCTGACAAACGATTTAACCAGTACATTTGGCGATGCTATAAACAACCTTGGCAATCGCGGAATACTTAATTCTAGCGTAACAAATTCAGCTTTAAATGGCATTAGCCAAAATGCTGCAAATACACTCGCCAATAACTATACAACTGATATAAATACATATTCCAACATCCTTGGCAATACAGCCAACAACGCAGCAAATCAACTTAACACGTCTGCACAAGCACAGCAAAACAGCTATTATACTCCTAATCAACTATTCAACTATGCAAATAATAGCCTTGGAGCAGGACAAAACCTATTCAATACTCTCTATAACGGGCGTATGGGAACTGGCGGATCAACCACAACACAAAGTGGCGGCGGCAATTCTGGAGCCTGGAGCGCACTTGGTAGTATTGGATCAGCAGCGATAATGTGTTTTGTTGCTGGAACTAAAATAGCCACACCTGACGGATACAAAAACATAGAAGACGTTAAAATAGGCGATAAAGTGTATTCGCTTAATGGCTCTGTAGAGTCCATAATTGAGCTACAAGAGCCTTTTATATCCCCTAACGACTATATGCTCATAGAGACAAAAACAACGCAAATTAGGCCGACTTCTACACAGCCTTTTATGACCACTGAAGGATATTTGTTGCCACATCAATTGCAAGGTAAAAAGCTTGTCGGACTAGACAAAACAGAGGAAGTAATTTCTGTAACTGGTGGACAAGGAAAAGAGCTGGTATACGACTTCAAATGTACCGGCGCTAATGTCTATTTTGCCAATGGTTTTGCTGTAAAGGGGCGTGATTAAATGCGTTGGTTTAATCAACAACAAGAGAGCGGTCCTTGGGATGCTGTTGCTCAAATAACGTCAGCCATCATGCAAAGAAACCAACAGCGAGCGCAAGAGAAAAAAGACTTGCAATCTACGCAGAGCCTGTTTGGATTGCTTCAACCTTCCGAAGTAGACACCGGAACCGGACCGCGCAGTCAGATTAACTTTGATCAAACGCTGCAAACCGTAAAAGGAGCAACGCCGCAAAGAGGACTGTTTGACTTCGCTAAAATAGGACAAACACCGCCTATCTACGGTGGACAAGGGTTGTTTAGTGTTGGAAATCCGGCTGGAATGGTTGAACAAGGTAATATTGATTTATCCATGCGGCCGACAGTTCGCAATGCTGACGGATCTATTAGCACAGTGCGTTCTATGGGCGCTAATATTGACGGGAAAGAGGTATTGCTCCCAACGGTTAGTAATGACGGTCGCATAATGACCGATGACGAAGCAGTGAACAATTACCGCCAAACAGGGCAGCATCTTGGCATATTTTCTTCTCCTGAAGCTTCTACAAAGTATGCCGAAGGATTGCACAACCAACAGGCAGGCATGTACGGTAGCGGACCAACATTACAGCAACCTACACCGCTAAATGGAACAACGGCACTACAACAACCGGCGCAACAAATTCAAGCGCCGACTATCACGCAGAAAAACCGCACGATAAAAGATGTAGAAAAAGACATTCGCCAAAACTATGCAACTCGCATTCAAGAAGCAATAAAATCCGGCAATATCAATCCAACGATGCTACGCCAATATATGCCGCAGATACAGCAGCAGATTAACAGCGAAATAGAACAGGCTAGGGGTGACTATACCAAACAGCAGGAACAAACAGCCTGGGCTAATTTTGAAAAAGCGCCTGACTATAAGAGCAAAATGATGACAGGCATTAAAGCCGGACTAAACCCGCAGTTATTGAAACTTGCGCTTGATTCTGGGATGGAAGTCAAAACGATCGATCTTGGAGACAGAACGCTTCCTATTGGAATAGGAAAAGATGGTAGCATTGTTAATTTGATTACCGGCAAGCCGCCAACAGCAGAAGAAATGGCAGCTGGCGTTAACCCTACGGCAAAATATAACAAACAAACATTAAGCGCAGATACAAAATACAGTGTTGATAATCGCCCTGTTCCTTCTGGCGGTGGTAGTGGCGGCAATGGATTAAGCACTGCAAATTTATTTTCGCTGTACAAAGATGCCACAGAAACAGTGCAAGAGGCAACAGGAGAATTTGATGCACAAGGAAGGCCGGTAATGACACGGCGCATTAAAAATCCGGAACTTGCCCAAAGATTAAAGCCTATTATTGACAGTATGCTTCCGGGTGGTGGCGGTCAAGCACAAGAAAGCTCCCAGCCACAACCAGCACAACAAGATTTATCCGGAAAGGTATCTGCTGCAAGGGCAAAAGGAATATCGGATAGTCAAATTAGGTCTGCTCTTTTGTCTGATGGTCTAAGTCAACAAGAAATAAACACTTTAATGGGAGTTCAGCAACCGCAAAGACAACAACCAGAACTTAATTCAGTAGGGCTAGATGCTTCAATGTGGTACTAAGGGGGGCGTTAAAATGGGCGCACTTGATGATTTATTAAAACAGAATAACGCCCCAACGATGGCAAGCGGAAGCGCATTGGATAATCTGTTGACACCACAACCAATTCAATCCAATCAATCAAATTTAGATAGCTTAATTTCTACGGGAAACAAAGAAAACAGCACCATTTACGACACGGCTGCTGATTTATTGACGGCACCTGCAACAGTAGCCCTGGAGGCTTTATCTTACTTAGATAAACCCCGGGGAGCTATTGCTGGTGCTGTTAAAGCATATCAAGACGATACACCCCTGCTTGAAGGCGCTCAAAAAGGCTGGGATGATAACACAAGCTGGAAAGAGACATTCAATCAAGATTGGGTAAAAGAAAACCCCACAACCGCGGCTATTGCAGGTTTCGCAACAGACGTTGCACTTGATCCTCTTTGGTTTCTTACTCCTGCAAAAGTTGTTGGCGGTGCCTCCAAAGCAAGCAAGGCTATAGGACTAACCGACAACGTAATAAACCCTGCTGTAAAGGCCGTAAATGCCTCAGAAACAGGGCAGAAGAGCATTGCCGCACTAGAGGACTTCTTCGGTAAAAATCGCGTTGCAGACGATATTGCAGAGTTTAACGCTGGACGCGCAACCGATCAACTAGCGCAGAGAGATGTTACGCAGTTCGCAAAAGATGAGTTAGGGCAATACGGCGCAGCAGCAGATAAGCCATTGATTGACTATATCGAGTCAGCCAACAAGCCGCAAAGCACATTGCAACTCACTCCTAATATGCAAACTGACATACTGGACTTGCATAAAAATAATAAGCTCGCTGCTGAAATAAAGGCCGGTAACGTTCCAAGAGAAACAGCCGCCGATGCTTTCCGCAATAGTGGCGAAGAAATACCTAACTATCTCTTGGATGTGCGTCAATCCCAAGCACGAGCAGATGGTGTTGCAGATGCAATGCTCCCTGCCTATCAATACCGTGATGAAATATTAAACCAAATACCCGACAACGGACTGCGCAAGGCCATTCAATCGGTAGGTGACAAGTTTGTCGAGCTAAACACAAAGCAATCTGACGCGCTGTACAACGCTAGCAGGCTTGCAGATGAATCGGCAATACATTTCCCTGACGGTTCGCATTTGCGGCGCTCCTACGAGAAATATGACAGCCCTGCTGACTTCCTCGAAGACCTACGCAAGAATGGCACACAGCAAGAATATGCAAAGGCCTATAAAGACCTGGCAGGCGTTAAAACCCCTAATGCTGGCGCTCAAGGCTTTGGACAAGAACATCGCGTAGCAATGAAAGATTTCGCTGAACGGCAGAGCATTTCTAGTGCTACGCTTCAAAAGATGGGCGTTATTAATAATGCTGAATACCGCATGACAGATACTCTCAATCGCGCATCAAAAACACTCCGCGAAGATCAATTTCTGTCAAAGGTAGCTTCTGACTGGGGAGTCAGCGCAGAAAAAGCGGCAGAGTTATCTCGCACATTACCGGAGCGGCGCAGGTATTTAGAAATACCGGATACAAAGGGATATGGCCCACTTGCTGGCAAATGGGTTCCTAAAGATGTGTACCAGCAAGTACTAAACGTAACCAACACAAACGCCGCTCCTGACAGCCTTCTCAAAGCTGCACAAACGCTTACTAGCTGGTGGAAAGTTGGCAAGTTGGCGAATCCTTCATCGATCATGCGAAACTTTTACAGCGGCCTTCCTATGGCGAATGTGTTTGGCGAAGTTCCTATGTATGCCTTGCCTAAATACATGGCGCAAATGAAAAATATGTTTACAAAGCAAAAGTGGAATGATCCGCGCATACGTGAGCTCATGCAGACCGGGATAATGGACAACATCTTTACTAAGCAGGAACTAAAGAACATCTTGGGCGGCAAGCCAAACGCTGTTAAGAATTTTGCAAATAAGGCTATGAACGCTTTTGGACAACCAGACCAATACTGGAGAGCAGTTGTATATGCGTACCACCGTGATAAAGGCAAGACAGCAAAAGAGGCTGCAAAAATAGCCGACAGAGCATTGTTTAATTACAGTCAAGCGCCTGAGTGGATCAATACAGCAGCTAAAAACGGCATAGTGCCATTCGCTAAATTCCCCTACTTCGCTACTAAGGAGACAGCCAGGGCGGTATATAATAGACCGGCACAAGTTAGCAAGTATGTTAAGCCGCAAAATCAAACTAACTCACAGGACCAGGAGAGCATTCTCCCTGATTATATGCGGTCTAAAACTCTTCTCCCTCTTGGAGAAGGTGAACGCACTGTCAACGGTAAAACGCAAAAAGTTCAAAACAACCTTGACCTGTCCTACATCCTACCATTCGCTAATGACGTATCGTTAGGCAATCCGCTTTCTGACTTGCTACAAGTTGTCCGTACCGGCAGAAACTCTCTTGGAATGGATATTATCAAACCCGGGATGACAAACGAGCAAAAGACGAATGCACTGTTTAAACTCGCATATAACACGCTAGGGCCTTCTGCTCCTGTACCTGGTACATACGCATGGGATAAGCTGATAAACGGCCTTACAGGCGGCGTGGATGCAAAGGGGAGACAGTACGATGCAGCAAGTTCCATACTGGATGTATTTGGCGGTATTCGCAATGTTCCGCTTAATACTGATGAACTATATCAGCAAAAAATAGCCGGATATGAGCGAGAAAAAAGAGATACCGCCGCACGAATAGCCGAGGCTCAACGTGACAAGCGGTATACTCCGGAGCAGCGCAAAGAAGTTATAGGAGATCTACAAAGGCAGCTTAGAAAGATTAGCCAAGACGCGCAAGAGTCGCGCAAATCATATGAGCGCTTAAAGAAGAAAGGCTAATCCATGTTTCTCAATGAAAAAAATCCGATAATAAAAGACAGGTAAATAATGGCGTTCCCTTTTTCAATATTGTCCATTGCGAATCCGGTAATGCAAAGATATAACGCAAAGGCCAACCAACTCCACGACCAAATGTTAGTCATTATCTCACCACCTTGTTTATATGTTAATTATTCCCATTATAATACAGTGTTTAAAGAGGGGCTAGAGAAATCTAGTCCCTTATTTATTAAAAGGAGATGTAAAATGTGTTAATTATTATCGAAAGATCATGCGATACCGTGTCTGAATGGTGCAAAGTTTTCAATAGATTGTTGGAAAACTGGCAAATTAAAACTGTTCTTGGTTTGTTTTTCGGATTTTTCTTCAGTGACATATGGCAACCATCTTTATTTATTGCCGTTGTTGTGTTATTTGATCTATGGGCGAAATTAAACGCGCTATGCTATCAAGCTAGGCGAGAATATGCGCCAAATAGCAAGTGGCCTTTTGTCGGATTTATAGCTGCATGGACTCACGATGTTTTTGACGATGAGCCCATGAGAAAGAAATTTTTCCCCAAGGTAGGTTACTACTTTATAATGATGCTGCTTGCAGGTGGATTGCTGAAGCTTTTTAAATCTGTTGAGGCTTATATGTTCAATGAAATTGCATATGCGCTGCTTATTTATATTGTAATGACAGAAATGAAGAGCATAGCAAGGAATTTGAAAGCTTCGCGCAATCCGTTATATAGAGTATTTGCTTTTGTTGTAAATAAATATTACGAGAAAAAGGCGGGGCTCCCGTTAACTGCCCAGGCAACACAAAAGGCAGAAGACATAATTCAAGTGGAAGAAGGGAAGCAACCGTGAGGCTTTGTATCAATCAAGGACACAGCGGCCCCGGCGTTGATGTTGGAGCAGTAGGGCCTACCGGGCTTTATGAAAGCGATGTAACTTTTTCCGTTGGTAACTTTTTAGCAACAATAGCCCAGGCAGAAGGACACGAAACTTTACTCACTCGTACAGAACGCACAGATCCATCAAATGATGATCTAAAAAACATCGTCAATATGAGTAATAACTTCGGCGCAGACGTGTTTGTTAGCATCCACTGTAATTCATTCAGTACGCCGGCCCCAGAAGGAACAGAGACTTGGTATTTCCCGGGCTCTGCCGCCGGCATGGATCTAGCGCGACATATTCAGCAAGAATTGCTTTTAGAACTAGGACGTAAAGATCGCGGTATTCGCATGGCTAACTACTTTGTTATTCGCTATACATATGCTCCGGCCGCACTGGTTGAATTGGCGTTCATATCTAATCCGGAAGAAGAGAAATTACTCGCAGACCATAACTTCCAATATAACGCCGCTGTTGCCATTTGGAAGGGAATTAAATCTTACCTAGGCATTCCTATTAAAGAACCAGAAAAACATCACACATACGAAATACAAGCGCCACAGGAGCAACCGCCACAACAAGTTGAATCGCGTGAAGATTGGTCTGATGCTGGATTAAGAAATAGAATGAGCGAGGTTAAATAGTGGAAGCAGGTTTATATTTGTTGTTGGCTCACTACTTAGCAGATTTCCCTTTGCAAGGAGATTTTCTTGCAAATATGAAGGGAAAGAATTGGTATTTATTAATGGCGCATGTATTGATATATTCATTAACCATCGGTGCTTTTATGCATGCATTAGGGATATATGCAACATGGAAATTGTTCGTTGTGGCAATATCTCATGTTTTTGTTGATTATTGGAAATGCAATTATGCGCCAAAAGAAACAGCATTAACAACGAGTTTGTACATAGATCAAGCGTTGCACTTAATCGTATTGGCTATCTGTTTAAAATTTTAAAAAGGGGATGGTAACCATTGTTATTCCGAACGCTAAAACGATCATTTATATTGTCTTTGCTGTTTGTCTGTGTGTCATTTGCTACATGTTCGGCCCAGACTTATTCGGTGGACGAGCAAGAGTTGACCAGGTTAGAGAACATATTCAATCAGCTAGAGATCAACAACAACAAGCTGCTCAACGACTTGACACAATCAAAACAGGACTTGACACAAGCGCGGCTGAGTCTGGAAGAGTATCAACAGGACTTGGCAAAGTTGCAGATACAATTGCTAGCGCTGAGAGACGAATCGACAGCAGCAAAGACCAATCTAACGACAGCGCAAGCCTCATTGCAGAAGGCAAACGAATCGTTGAGCAAATTAAGCAAAGAAACAAAACTGGAAATTAGATGGCTAAAGGTGCAACGTGCTTTTCTTGTTGCAGGCATAGGCTATCTTGCTATGAACAGGTAGAATTTAACCCCGGCTTAATTGCCGGGGCTTTTCTATTTGTATAGCCAATATGCACTTACTCCAATAATCAACCATAATAAAATGCTAAACATGCAACCATTTAATAGTCCTCTCGCCGGTCTTAAATCATCATTCATTTGTTACCATCTCCCTATCAATGTTACCCAAATGTTGGCGGTTTATATTTTTC